ATACATGGTATTTCTGTCTATCAAATCTGGTGTTGTTGTTGTTTCATCTAGAATAACTAGATAATCAGCCAAACCACCACCGGCTTTAACACTATCCATCAAAGGATTTACTCTGCTTAAGAAACGTTGCCATGTTGATTGAATATTTTGATCAAACAAGATATCAGATGCAATTATTGAAACCTGCTTCTTGAGGAACAAAACAAGTCTACGAACATTGATTCTATCAAGAGCTGATGGAGTTGCTTGTAGTGTTTTTTGACCAAAAATTACTATTCCTTCGCTTGGGAATGAAGCAATTGGATTAACATTGACTTCATATAGGTTATCGCGTTGGACAGATCTTAGTGATTCTCTAGCTTCAACAACTGTCAAACCAGACGAACCTGCTGATAGGCCACCACGGTTAAAGCCGGCTGGAGCAAACCAAACTGCTGAAACTTCTTGTGATGAACCCATTGTTCCAAGAGCTACAACTGATGGTGGAACCCATAGATCGGCATTTACACGACGATCATTTATTTTCACCCATGGATAATATGTGCAGGCATAGCTTGTGTTAAAGTTACGCTCTCTGATATTATTGATTGTTTCTGTAGAAGAGCCATATCTTTCGAGTTCAGGTTTCTTGGAATCTGATTCTGGGGTATAACCACCGGCTACATCGATAATTCCAAGTGAGTCTGCTCTGTTTTCACAAACTTCAATTACACGATTTGTAATAGTCTTGTTTGTAACACCAGGAACAGTCAATAGATTCATGTTCAATGTTTCTGGATCAGCAACTGAATCTAGAGCTCTTAGAAGTGAGTAAACTGCGTAATTTGTCTTTCCTTCTGTATCTTCTTCAGGAGCAGAATCTAGGAAACTGTTTCTGAATGGATCTTTTTCATCAATTCTTAAACCATTAGCACCACCAAAGATTGGTAGAGTAAATCTGTTAAAACCAGCTTCTAATACTGACTTATAGCCCGCGTTAGAACCTGTTGCTGATGCTGACAAGGCAGTAATGGAATTTCCATCTGCTCTGGAGCCAGAAACCCAAATAGCTAATGTAGCAGAATCTACTGAACCACTTACGTCGTCTAATGTAAAGATTTCAGAATCTTGTGTTAGGACATTGTCTGATTCATATGAATCGATATTTTTTGGCTTAGATCTTACTAGATCTAAAATGTCATCGTTAAATAGACGATTATTATTAGCACCAGGAATGGTGGTATTTAGACCAAAGTATGATTTATCGGTCAAATTTGATGACGCAGTAACAACCATCGGAATTTTTGGATATACCAATTGGGCAGTAAAACCAGCGGTGCCACTCAAAGAGCCGCTAAGTAATGCACCGGTAACTGCAACGTCATGCTCTACATTAGCATCTACGAGTTGTGGAGGACCGAAGAATCCGAATGGTAGTAATTCTGGATCTAGTGCGCCTTGTTCTAATAATTGATCCATTTCTACACGGATAAATGCAGAACGATTTGCGAAAGAGCCAAGCATCTTGTGCTTCTTTTCGTTTTCATCCCAAATTATAAACTTATCACCAATGACACGAGCAACATAATTTGCTGATGTTGGATCTAGATTACAGCTTGAGAAGGTTTCTAGAACCTCTTGATATGATGGACTATCACCATCTGTCATTTTTCTAACTTTTACAGTGAATGTGCCATATCTGTTGAAAGTGCTTCTAGATGGCTTAATGTCTTCAATCGAAATTTTTATGTTTGATTGTTCCCAATCACCAGAACTGTCACCACTACCGCCACCTAGAGTTGAGAAGCGGAACAGTTTTGGCATTTTTGAAGGATCGAACACGCTTGTTAATGTGTTCAAATCTTGAGAAATAATCCAACCTGATTTTGCTGGTTGTGATTGAACACTTAAGTGATTACCAAGATCAATTGTGCCAGAGTGTAGTGGAGCAACACAGGCTATAACATCGCCTGTAGTTGAGGTAGTTACAATAGACTCCAAAGATGTTTTGAATGTTTCACCAAGCCAATACTTTTTAAGGCAAGAAGTTGGTGTTATGGCTGTATTAGTTAAAACTGGATTGGTGTTTAGAACTCTGCGAATGTAGACTGCAGATGATTGATTGAAATTAACTGCTGTATCTACTTTTGGACTTCCAACACCATCTTTAACAACTAATCTAAATTCATAATCGTTACCAGTACTCTTAACGAATTTTTCTGAACCAGAAGTTAAATTGCCTTCTAGATCTAGACCAACTAGTTCTACAGAGCCTTCTGTTAGATAGATTACTGCAGCAAGAGCGCCGGTGACAGCTGAACCGCTTTCGGCTACGAATAAGCCCCATGCACCACCAGCAGCCTTCCAACCAGCTAGAGAATCTGGATTTGCTTCAGTAGCTAGTTTGTGTTGGCTACCAGCTGTGCGAATAAATGTTAGAGGACCAGAATTTCTTAACCATGCTTCGGCAGCATATGCACCATAAGTTGGTGATTGTAGATCGCCAGTTCTCCAAACATCACTTGTATTTGGATTAATAACACCGCGTGATGGTGCGCCAAATAAAGAATCAAAACGTGAGTAACTTGTAACAGTTACAGGTACCAAACCAGGACCGCGTTTTGAACTTCCTACTACTACTGGACCAATACCGACAGTATCGGAAGTAAGAACGGATCTATCAATCTCATTAATTTTTATACCTGGTGATACAAATTTGAATCTTTTAGCAGTCATTATACAAATCTCCTCTAAAATTAACTTTTCTAAAATAAATAGTGTTGGTTATAAGCAAAAGCAGCCATCACCATTTCTTTTTAAATATATCTGAATCGTCTGTAACAATATATTCTCTTGGTATTTTTACTTCTACCGCATTCTCGCTATAAATTATGTTTGGCTTGTTTTCATTTGCGCCAGAATTTACTAAATGTCCTGTTACATTTAATTTGATTACAGTTTTAAACATTCTCTCTTCTTGCTGAAGTTTGTCGCCATTATTATCGATACTATAAGAAGGATCTAAAAACGATTCATATCTGTGACCTTCATTTTCTATAACAAAGTAATTTCCACCACCGGTGAAAACAATAAATGGTTGCACAAGCTGATTCATCTGTAACTGATATTCTGTTCTCAATTCTATTTCATATTCAAAGATTGCTTGAACTGGCAAGTCAATTGATAAAAAAGTATAAACAATTTTTTTATTTTCTTTCTTAAAATTTGGCTGTCCAATAGCTCTAAATGTATCAGCATTAGCAAAGTTTGTGCTTTTATCTTGATTTATTTTCTTAATTATGGTATAATTGTTTTTAAAAAGACTTGGCACAACATTTCCAGGAAATATGCCTTTCGGTTTTAAATCCTTGTTAATGCCGGTTCTTTTAACTGTGATGACCGGTAATATAAAGCTACCGTCATTTTGACGTAGTTCTTTTTTGTTCTTAATCTGGAATGATCTTTCTCCAGAAACCCAAATAACAGGAGTTTTAGTCCATCCACGATTTGTGGTGGCATATAAATTCATATTTTCGTCTAACCATTTATAAACAGCTAAATCGATATTTTCTATTTTTGATGGATCTAACGGAAATTTGCCATCACCTTCTTTTTGAGTTGTCATTTTATTCCTCTGATATTTGTGTGATACCGTTACCGAATGGTCCATCTTCGAATATTTCAAATGCAAATGGTGACGTATACCATTTTCCATCTTCATTATAATAGAACTTATTAACTATCTGAAATGGCGGTGGTTGAAAATCTCCGAGGCCAGTTAAATATATAACACAGCCTTTATAGTTTTGTGGGTTCTCGTTATAATCAATAAATTGTGGAAGTTGTGAAGAATTATTTGAAGCATTAATTTTATTAATTGTGCCTCTGCAACCTTCGACAATATCTGCCATATTGACAACTTGACCATCTTGTGTCATTTCTCTGAAAATTTCTAAAACCTGATCAATTTCTGCTGGATATTCAAATAGACCGGCTCTTGCAGAAGTGCAAGTTGATTGAATTTCAAAACGGTGTTCTGCTTGACCAAATAATTGTCTTGGAATATTAGCAGTCATTATTTCATAAAAACGACCACCGTAGAATATGAAGTCGCCTTCACGAACAAACAAATTTTGATCTTGCGTTAATCTACGGCGATGAAAGTTTACAGTTATTTTAGTTTTCTTATCTAAACCAAATGTATCTGTTGCAGTCTCAATGCCATCAAATTTAACAAGAGCGTGAACTCTTATGGGTGGTAAGAAATTTTTTTCTATTGCTTCACCATAAACAGGATGAAAGTTGGTGTGTGTATAACTAATAGGAAAATAAAGAAGTGTCTGACCAATAACTCGTTCAATTACTTCATCATTAACTTGTTTAACAAGATCGCGCTCCTTTTCACCAAGAAACATTGGTGGAGGCGGATTTGATGGCTGTTCCCACTTATTGGCTTTACTGTTTTTCTTTCTTGCCATTTTTTAACCTCAACCTGTAAATATGGCCATTGGTATTTTCTCAATTACCTTCTGGGCATTTTCTGTTATTCCGGCTGTTTGTTCTGCTAGTTTATCGTATGTCATTTCAGCCAAGATTGTCTTCATTTCTTCTCTCAAAGCTGCCATTTCTTCTTTGGCTTGCGATAAAAGGGCATCTGCATTTAATGTGACATTTTCACCTGGAATTGGAACTGTGCTAAATTTACCACGAATTTGTCCAAGCATTTCTTTACAGATTGCAAGAGCAAAACGACGAATCCATTGCTTACCAATTGAGTTAATATTTTCATATGGTATGTTAGCAAATGGTAACGTATTCATATTATTTACACCACCAGCTCTATCACTTTGTGAAGAAGCTGAGCCACTTGGTCCTACATCACCATAATCAAATGGACCTTGTGGAATTGTAAATTCAATCCAGATATTTCTTAAATCCATCAAAGCTGGAGTCGGAAACATTCTTATTTTGTTATTTCTAATCTCATAAGAATAATGAGAGATACGAGTATAAATATTGTCTTCATAAGCCATTGCCTGCATTTTGTTGTGCCAAGCCGGGATAACTTCAAATGTGCTATCATCAGCAAATTGACCATAAGTGCTTAAATTACCTACAGTATTTATGCCACCATAATAGCCATAAAATCTCCACATTGCTCTTGGCGATTTATAATATACTTTTTTAACTTCTACTTTCTTATCAATCAAACCAGCAAAAGGACAGCCCGGTTGTTGGCTAGCTGTAACAAGAGCAGTTTGAATATCGTAATCTTGCTGCTCTTGAATGATTGGAATAGAAGCAGAAAATACTGTCAAGTTACCACCAACAGCAACCATTTCTGATGTTTTAGTCATTACTTCTTTTGCATATCCAATATCAAAAGATGGCAACATTAATTGCGGATTTTGACCAGAAAGAGCACTACCACTAGCAAATTCACCATCACTATTGAAGGTGCCGGTTGGAGCACCAAGAGCACTAGCCATTACGTTTCTTGATTGGTGAACGTTAATAATATAGCTATATTCTAATACGGCTGATTCATATGCTGCATAAACATTTTGCTCAGTTAATTCGATATCTAAAACATCGCCACCTAACATCTTGTATGTATACGCAACTTGATCAACTGCGCCGGTTATGAAATCTGCATTACTAGCATAAACACCGAATGGTAAACTAGCAGTAACACGATTTATTGTGCCAACCGCTGGTAATACAATTGCGCTTATTTGACTTTTTGGTGCTAATACAGGTAATGCCATTTCATTATAACTCCTAAGTTATTTAGTAAATAGTTCCTATCTATGTCTTAATCAAAATAAGAAACCCGCCATTTCTGGCGGGCTAATAAATTAAATTGTTTGTTGTTTTTTATAGTGCTCCTGGAGGAGTGAAATTGCTTGTATATCTTGCAATGCCTTTTGTAACTCTGAAATCATCTATATAACCAGAGTATCCCGATGTACCTGGTGAAACTGCTGAATAACATGAGCCAACAGAAAATGCACTACT